CAATGTTAAATCTTTTCTCATTTACTCCAATAATTGCTCCCGATAAATTCCTCATCAACATAGAAGTATTATAACAAAAGAAAAACCCCCACCATTTCTAGTGAGGGTTTATTCTTTAACTTTGCGTTAATTAGTTATTAACACTTGGTTCGTGTGAGATTGCTACTAACAATTCAGGTCTGATTGTTTTAACTCCATATAACATATCTAATGTTACTTGTAGTCCAAGACCATTCTTGTCGTAACCAATTGTGCTTCTCATAGCAAGTCCTGATTCAGCATCAGAAACAGACATTTGAGATACTCCGTTTCCGTTACCCCAGTCTGGTAATGGTCTTACTGCTAAAACCATAGCATCAGAACCATAAACAATTGGGTAATAAACAGCATATTCGTCTAGTTGAGCGAACATAGGAGAATTTGCAGGAATTTTGTTTGTTACCAAAGTTCTTCTTGCTCTTCTCATTGCTTCTCTCCAAGATGCGAAATCTCCTAAATCAAGAGTTGTTCCAGCATTAACATATTCTCCTGCTAAGTCCATTTCAACTTGTTCAGCTAAAACTGCTACTGCATCTCTGATGTAAGCTTCTAAAGCTCCAGGAATTGCTACTGCTTGTGCAACATCTTCAATTAGGAATGTTACTTCTTTGTGTTTGTTTAGGATAACTTGAACTGTATCATCTTGTGGTGCTTGAACTGTTACGTTATTTTTAGCGGTTTTGTCATTAACAGTTAAAGTTCCTCTAACAGGTATGTTAAGAACTTTTCCTCTTGTTGCAAAATCTCCACCAAAATCTTTTCTTACTGTTCTTGCAAGGTTAAGATATTTTCTCAAATATTCTAATCCTTCGTTAGCACTTCTTACCATAATTTCAGGTATATGATTTGCTAATTCTGTTTGTCCCATTGCGGTGTATGGCATATTTATTTTTCACCTCCTTTCATAATTTATAAATGAAAGAAGATATTTCCTTTCTAATTTTTTTTATTTACTCTCGGTAGTTAATCCTACCTTCTTTTTTGGCTTTCTCAATTTCTTCCTTATTTGCCTGATACCATTTGAAGTCCCTTGAGTTCTTCTCTATTTCAGACCATTTCCAGAATTGAGATTTAGCACCATTATCAGAAACATTTGGAGTTCCAAAGGTTTTCTTTTCTGCTTCTGCCATTAGATAAGGTTTATTGAATAATAACTCCTTAACAACGCTATCTGCATTTATGACTTTATCATTTTCAAATTGTAGAGTATTTAAATCTACTAATCTAATGACATCATCAATAGCCTCTTTTCTAACTCCAAGAGAAACTGCTTGTGAAATTATTGCTTGCCTTTTAGCTTGATTTTGAACTGAATTTTTTAGTTCATTTATTTCAAGTTCTCTTTTTTCAGCAAGTGTTTTCCAATCTTCTTTCTCTTTTAATCTCTCTGCTTCTTGTTTTTCAAGTTCGGATTTTATTTTCTCTAACTCTTTTGCCTTTTGATTTAATTCTTTAAATCTTGGGTGATTAAAAGCCAAAGACCATTGTTCCTCACTTAAATTACTTACTTCTTGTGATTTAACATCTTCACTGATGATTTTGTTTTCTTCCATAATTACCTTTCTCACTTTTTTACAAGGGTGTGTCCTTGATTAGTAATTGATTTGATTATAGCATTTCTTATTTTAATAATTCTTTCTTTAGTCTTAATTCAAGTGGAGCAGGTAAATATCTGTGTTTGCAATTAGGGTGCATAAGTCCTGCGTTTTCTGCATCTCTTGTTGTAGGATAGCCCGGAGTATTTCCTGTAATAGATAATATCTTGCCCTCCCATCTTCTACATTCTTCGTGGTCGCTATTATGTATTGATACTTGGACTAAATCAAATTTCTCTATTTGTAATCTTTTTTGTAATGATGTATTTGTTATCTCTCTTAATCTAGTTCTTGTAAGCATTTCTGCATAAGTATCTAATCTCCAAGTCCTTCCTCCTCTATCTACAATTGATGTTAAATCTTTTGATAAATCCTCTACAATTCTTTTCTTTATTTCCTGATAACCTTTTTCTCCTAGGTTTCCATCTATGAACAATATTTGTATTCGTTCTTTCCTAGCAAGAGTCATTACCTTTTGTGATGAATTTAAAGTCCCTCTTAATGCATCTCCGTAATCATTTAGGGTTTCACTTACTATTGCGTTAAGTTGTAATATTTGGTCTTGTGATAATTTTTCTGCTGTATCAATTCCTGCTTTTACCATTGCACTTGTAACGAGTAGATTACTTTTTTCATAATGCCAAGTTAAATGCTTTTCAATTAATGGGTATGTTTTCTTTTCCATTAATTTAATTGCTTCAATTATCTTCCCCATTACATACTTTTCAGGTAATGCTTCCCTTCTAGCAATTGATTTAACTAATATATCTAGGATTTTATTATTTAACTTTTTAAAATTGTCTGTGATTTCTTGCGTTGCTTGTTCAATGCTTAATCTTCCAATAACTGCCATAAGGTAATTTTACCTTACTGAACAACTTGGTCTAAATCTTCTGAGTCTTGTTGGAGGTTGTCATACATACCACCTCTTGTATCTAATGTATCAATTATTGAAGTAAATGTTCCTTGGTCTGCTTTAATCTTTAATAATTCTTCATTTGCTTCTTCTTCTGTCATTCCCTCTAACAACATAATTCCGTTTTGTTTGGACATCAAACCTGCATCTATTTTCTTAATTGTTAAATCTGTTTCTTCAACCGCATCATTTACAATTCCGTCAGAGAATTTAATATTTACACTCTCAACTTCTGAAACTGTTATCTTCTCCCCATTGTAAGTAATACCTACACCACTGTTATTTGCTGATAACTTTTGACAAATCTCAAATATTGTTTTAAGTCCGTCTGTATAATATCTTTGTTTTCTCTTAACCTTTGCAATAGTCCTAATTAATCTCATCTTTAATGCTCTGCCTGACTCTGCCCTTCCTGTTCCAAGTCCCAATACATCAGGTGAAATTTCAGTAACCATAAACAACATCTCTAACATCTTATCTACTTCTTTAAAGGCATTATCAAGAGATGCGTTCCAAACAATATATTGAGGCACTTGTCCATCTTCTCCCAATTCAATCATTTGTAATGCTTCTTTTCTTACTCTTCCTTGCTCATCTAATACACCATCAGGAACGGCAAGTATTGGGTCAGAGTGTTTATCTAGGATATTAGCCATTTTTGTTAATCTATTATTTAATTCAAATTGAAGGGTAATCATATCTTCAAAATCTGAATTACCAAAGAACTCTTTGTTTCCTGCATAACTCATATTTTTAATATGAACTAAAAGTGGCATATCAATATTTGTTTCGGTAAATGGAACATAATTTGTCCCGTAAGTATTATTGTAAGCAAGAACATCTACTTCATTTCCAATATAATTATCTCCACCTGCCACAACATTTATTTTAATTTCAACGCTTCCTGCTTTATGAATTTCTCTAATTAAAAATCTTTTTTCATCTCCATCTACTTTATGAATTTCTATCCAAGCAAGTTCTTGTGTTTCGGGTGTAATTCTTGGGTTCTTTGTATTTATTTCAGGAAAGTATATTGACGGGTCTATATTCTCAATTTTAATTTCATTATCTTCAACTCTTACTTTAAAGACTATATCTCCTAATGCACTTCCACTTACAGCACTCTCCCATAATTGAACAGGTAAAGCATTTTCATAAACTAATGCATCTATAAATGATTGATTATTATTTGAGTCAATAACAATATCTTCTCCAAATAACATATCAGCACTTACTTTTGCTACTAATCCATTTATATTAGCAACAATGTATCTGAGCTTATTGTATCTAGCATTAAAACTATTTTCAGCTTCAATAGAGAAAGCCTCAAAATGTTTCGCCTCTAATAGTTTTTGATACACCTCGTAATTGTGTATTCTTTGTCTATCTGATTCGTAAGGAAATTTTATTGAGTTCTTATACATACTTATAAAAATTATAGCATTTATTGACTATTTCAAAGTTCTTCTTAAAATAACTTTTCAGTGTATGCTTTTGCTTTCTTTGGTCTATTTATAAATGTATGAACTCCGTATCTCATTGAATCTACAAAATCGTCCCTAACTTTTACAGGCTCATCAAGTATTCTTTCATCTTTTGTTTTCCAAGAATAACTTTTTAATTCTTTTAATCCATTTTCACTATCTTTTGTTATATGTAACTTTCTTGACTTAATGTTATCTATTCCCTTTTGAACATCTTTGTCTGCCGGGTATATGTTAAATCCTGCTTTCTTTATTTCTTCAATTCTTTGAGGTTCCGCACTATCTCCAAATATGTAATCTTTTTTACTAATTCCTAAATCAATCATCTTTCTTATTAAATCCTGATTTGTTAAATAACTCTCGTATATTCTTTCCTTAACAAATATCTCATCATCTTTCATTACTATTTCACATAAAGAGGTTGGGTGATTATAACCAAAATCTAATCCATAAAATCTTTCTCCATTTGGTATTTTCTCTCCTCCTATTTCGTAATAAGGTAAATCATCAATAAGTTCAAATTTAGTATAAATTCTTATACTGCTTACTCCCCTTTGACCTAATCCGTAAATGTTCCAATAGTTTTCATCTATCTCTTTAAAATGCTCAATCTCTTTAACAACTTGTTCAGGCAAGAATGGATTATCTTTATAAGTGGAAATAATAAGTTCTGTATCAGGTCTTAATAACACATCTTCATAAATCCAATGAAATTCATCTGACGGATTAAAGTCTAAATACATTTGAGCATTAGTTCTCATATTAAGTTGCCTAAATGCTTCTAGGGTTAATTCATTTGCCTCATTAATCCACAATATATCTCTTCTTCTTGACCTAACCTTTTGAGGTTCATCTAGTCCAAAGAACTCTATATCAGTATTATTTAAATGATAAATGTTTTCTGTTTTGGAGTGGAATTTTTCATCATAAAGTCCCATTTCCA